CGTAGAGCCTATCTGGGAATTTGTCGGTGAAGAAGATTGTCGTGTCGTCAGGTGGGACGGAGATCTTTATTTAGTCGGAGTTAGGCGCGATACGACCACTAATGGCGTCGGGCGCATGGAATACAGCCGAATTGACCTTGATAAGTCTAAGTGGACTGCTACCGAGGTATCCCGCGTACGTATACCCGCCCCGGATCCTGATACTTCATACTGCGAGAAGAATTGGGTTCCCGTTATTGACCGCCCTTACCATTTCGTTAAGTGGTCAATGCCTACGGAATTGGTTTACGCAGATCCTAAGACTGGCACCTGTGAGCAGGTTTTCGTCAAGGAAACGCTACCCGCGCCCGTAGATCAGCGAGGATCCTCACAGTTGATTCCTTACGGAAATATGTATATCTCGATCACCCATGAGGTGAACCTATTTAAGAATTACCTAGGTCAGAAAGACGCTATTTATCGTCATCGTCTACTGGTATGGGATCGTGAATTGAACCTTGTCGGACTGACTAAACCCTTTTCATTCCTTGACGCTCGCGTCGAATTCTGTGTCGGAGCCGCTTGGCGTAACGATAACTTGCTAATCTCATTCGGGTTTCAAGATAATGCCGCTTTTATTCTTGAGGTTCCTAAATTAGTCGCTGAGGATCTTATATTGGAGGCGTTAAATAGTGGTTATTGAAAAACTCGTGGTCAATTTATCCTGTGACCCTTTTAATCCTGCTAAAAACTTTGATGTAGCCGTACAGTACGAGAAAGATAATCAGACCGCTTCGGCAGTCTCGTTTTATCTCCGGACTATCGAATATGGTTACGATACTCATCCGCTACTGGTTTACGCGTCTTTGCTGAAACTAGCGCATTGTTTCAATGATCAGAAAGATCGCGCTCACACAGTCTCAAACGCTTTTTTACAGGCTATCGCCTATATTCCCGGACGCCCTGAAGCGTATTTCCTTTATTCACGCTTCCACGAGCGCGCTCAAAACTGGCAGGAATGTTACACATTTGCCTGTTTAGGAATGGCTACTTATGGCGATTCGCGCTTACCTGTCGATGTTGGTTATGACGGATATTTCTGTCTTGCCTTTGAAAAAGCCGTTTCCGCTTATTGGATTGGGCGTCGTGATGAATCGCTCGAAATTTTTACGCGTCTTAACGCTTTAGATCTACCTACCGAATATAGCAACGCCATACGCGCGAACTTGGAGAAACTTAATGCTTCTGTTTGATATTGGTGCTAATCGTGGCGACGCAACCCTAGCCGGGCTAGATCAAGGATACGACGTGATCGCACTTGAACCCGCGCCCCGAATCTACTCGCAATTAGTCAAAAATTTTATCTATAACCCACGCGTAACACCGCTTCGTTTAGCCGTAGCAGATCAAGACGACCAGCGAATCGAATTCTATGAAGCCGACGAGGATGGTTTATCGACCCTCAATAAGGAATGGTTGACTTCCGATTCTTTACCCTACGCAGGTAAGCCATTCCGCACGATCGCAGTCAATACGATCACCCTTGATTCTTTGATCGAACGCTACGGATCACCGGATCTAATTAAGATCGATGTTGAGGGCGCAGAGTGGCAAGTCTTAAAAGGCTTGTCTGATCTAACGGGGACGATCGCCCTCGAATGGACGGATGTGACCTTGGATGATCATCAAGATCAGATTAGTTACCTTGCTGATCTAGGTTATACCGAATTTGCCCCGCAATTTATCGAACATCATTTACAGAGACCTGCCGAATGGTATGAAATCGGATCTATGACCCTTAGATCTTGGGTTGAAGATAACTCTCAAGCATGGGTTGAGGGTGATTGGAAATTATCTAATCTCCGACCTACCGCCGATGTTGGCATGGTTTGGGTTAGATAGATTCCCACACGCGAACAGTCCCACCGCATACGTCGCAGATAAACGGTTTGTTTTTACCGTCTGCGATCCATTGACGATGTTCCTGATTGACTTTAAGCCAATCCTCGTTTGTCACATTCCACCCAATAGGAAAGCCGCGCTAATCGAATCGACTGCGTAAGTTCCTTGGATACCTTGTAATCCTTGTAAACCTAGAATTCCTTGTAGACCTTGGGTTCCTGTTAAACCCTGACGACCTTGAGTGCCTTGCGTACCTTGTGAGCCAGTAATGCCCGTGGTTCCTTGTAATCCGGTGAAACCTTGAAGACCTGTCGTGCCTTGAGTACCCGTCGCACCCTGAAGACCCGTCAATCCCTGAAAACCGGTCGTGCCCTGATTGCCTTGTACGCCTTGCGTTCCCTGACTTCCCGTGGCTCCGGTCGTACCCTGTAATCCAGTTGTGCCTTGTGTTCCGTTGGTACCTTGGAGACCGAGATTACCTGTACGAGAGAATTCGATCGTCGCGACTGCCGCGTTGGTTGGTAAAGATCCTGAAACGTATGAAACCGGAATCTTGTAATAACCTGCCGCGACCGTAACGTTACCCGTCACCGAAAAAATATTAACTACTGTCGACGTCGGTAAATTTCCGACAATGGTAAGAAAACCGCGTTGGCTTGGAGTGGTTGAATCATCCCATGTGTCGTACCAAGTGGTTTGCGTATTACCTAACGCGTCGAGGTTATCAATGTAGATAAACGAAACAGAGGCGATTGTTCCGCTGTTGTATCGGAAAATTCCGTTACCCGGATCCGCATCCGTTACGGTAGTGGAGAATGAATATTTCACTCCACCTTTATCGCCGGTGACTCCTTGAATACCCTGAAGACCTTGTGTTCCTTGGGTTCCAGTTGTCCCTTGTAAGCCTGTTGTTCCTTGCAAGCCGGTCGTACCTTGAATGCCACGTTCGCCTGTTATGGCAAAAGTCCACGCCGTGAAGGTTCCGGATCCGCCAATTAAATCTACGTTAACGGTAATGCTGGAATTTGCCGTTAAAGCGGTGATCTGACCTTCCATAAAGTTTGCGCTATTGCCTGTATTAATAACGCGCACACGATTACCGATAACAAAAGCACCGGTTAATCCGACGGTGAAAACTTTTGAACCTGTGCTGATTAATGTTGAGGTCGCCGATGTGGTACCGATATAACCCGCGCCTTGAATACCTTGAACACCTTGGGTTCCTTGTGTACCCGTCGTGCCTTGGAGACCTGTCAGACCTTGTAGACCGGTAGTCCCTTGGTTTCCTTGGATGCCTTGTGTTCCTTGGCTTCCAGTCGCACCGGTCGCGCCCGTGGTTCCTTGTAGACCGGTCAAGCCTTGTAAGCCTTGATTACCCTGAGATCCGGTTAAACCTTGAACTCCTTGTGTGCCTTGGCTACCCGTCGATCCCGTAGCACCTGTAGTTCCCGTGGTTCCTTGAATTCCTGTTGCGCCAGTAAAACCTTGCAACCCTGTCGTGCCTTGATTGCCTTGGATTCCTTGTGTTCCTTGACTGCCAGTATTACCCGTTGCGCCAGTTGTACCCTGAAGACCGGTAAAACCTTGCAGACCTGTCAGACCTTGGACGCCTTGTGTTCCTTGTAAGCCCGTCGCACCAGTTGTACCCGTCGTACCTTGTGAACCTGTGGCTCCCGTTGAACCCGTAAAACCTTGTGATCCCGTTAAACCTTGTAAACCTGTGGTTCCTTGTGTACCTTGACTTCCAGTCGCGCCCGTGGTTCCGATTGATCCTTGAATTCCGGTTAGACCTTGAATTCCTGTCGTTCCCTGATTTCCTTGTGCGCCTTGTGTGCCCTGAATTCCGTTGGTACCCTGAGATCCGGTAGTTCCTTGGGTTCCTGTGGTTCCCTGACTGCCCGTTAACCCTTGAGTGCCAGTTGTACCTTGAGATCCATTTAGACCGTCTGTACCTTGAGATCCTGTCGTGCCTTGGGATCCAACGTGACCTTGAATTCCGGTATGTCCCTGAATACCGATGGTTCCTTGAACCCCTTGAATACCTTGTGAACCGGTGGTTCCCTGATTACCCGTCGTACCTTGGATTCCCTGAGATCCGATGGTTCCTTGAGATCCGGTAAATCCTTGTGTTCCGGTAATGCCTTGGGTTCCGTTGACCCCTTGAGATCCCGTTTCGCCTTGGATTCCGATCGTACCTTGTACGCCCTGAGATCCCGTGGCACCTGTCGCGCCTGTGTGACCTTGCGCGCCCTCTAATCCTTGGAGACCGACTGTACCCTGAGATCCGGTCTGTCCGATCGTACCTTGAGATCCGGTTAACCCTTGAGATCCTTCGAGACCCTGCGATCCTGTCAATCCTTGTATACCGATCAGACCTTGAGATCCTGTATGACCCTGTGCGCCTTCGACACCTTGAAGCCCTGTGGTTCCCTGAGATCCCGTGGTTCCTTGTGCGCCATTTTGACCAGCAATACCTTGTATGCCATCGAGACCTTGTGATCCCGTAGTTCCCTGAGATCCGACTAAACCTTGTGCACCTTCAAGACCCTGAAGACCTTCAATACCTTGTGCGCCGGTGTGACCCTGTACCCCTTGAGTTCCTTGGTGACCCTCGAGACCTTGTGTTCCCTGAATCCCTTGAGATCCGACAGTCCCTTGAATTCCTTGAAGACCTTCGAATCCTTGAATTCCGGTAGTTCCTTGAATCCCTTGACTTCCGGTAATACCTTGTGCGCCTTGAACGCCTTGAATACCAATTGCGCCAGCGAGGTTGACATTCCATGACGCAAAAGTGCCTGTACCTACGAATGATGTTTTGTTAAATGTTAAAGCACCGGTCGCAGGATTGTAAGCCGAGACCGTACCGTATTGAATGTCATCAATATCGTGCGCAACAACAATGTCCTGCCCAATGCTGTAATCTAAATTAAGATCGACCGTGATTGTCTGCGATGTTCCGCTATTAGATAACGTAAACGATGTTGTTGAAGTCGTCGCGTATTGATCTCCGTCGAGACCCGCATTTCCTTGAACACCTTGTAAGCCTTGAACACCCTGTACGCCTTGAAGACCTACGGATCCTTGAACGCCTTGAGTTCCTTGAACTCCTTGTACGCCTTGGATACCTTGAATTCCTTCGGTACCCTGTATGCCTTGTATTCCCTCTGTACCCTGCGTGCCTTCGTGACCCTGTATGCCGGTCGTTCCCTGTGCGCCCGTATGACCTTGTATACCCTCGGTTCCCTGCGCCCCTACGACGCCTTGAAGCCCTTGTAGACCCTGTGTACCGTTGACGCCTTGAATTCCCTCAAAACCCTGAGTGCCTTGTAATCCTTGAATACCTTCGAGACCTTGGATGCCGACTGTGCCTTGTACCCCTTGCGCGCCAGTATCGCCAATCGCGCCTTGAGATCCTGTTACGCCCTGTATTCCTTGGATACCTTCGAGTCCCTGAAGACCTTCGGTTCCTTGAATACCGGTTTGTCCGGTCAAGCCCTGTAAACCTGTTTCGCCTTGGATCCCTTGAAGACCCTCAAGTCCTTGGGTTCCTTGTAATCCGGTGATTCCTTGATGACCTTCAAGCCCTTGTATCCCTTGTGTACCTTGAGATCCAGTTGTGCCTTGAATCCCTTGGGTACCCTGAATTCCCTCTAACCCTTGGACGCCTTGCGCGCCCTGCTGACCTTGAACACCGATTAAACCTTGGACACCTTGCGAGCCGGTCGTTCCGGTTTCGCCCTGAATACCCTCGAATCCCTGAATACCCTCTAAACCTTGTAGTCCCTGAATTCCTTGGTCACCTTTGAGACCTTGAATACCCTCTGATCCCTGTGCGCCTTGTAAACCGATCAGTCCTTGGATTCCCTGAATACCGATCGTGCCTTGCGCGCCAGTATTGCCCGTCGATCCTTGAATTCCTTGGAAACCGGTAGCACCTTGCGTACCCGTGACACCTTGAGATCCTTGTGGTCCCGGGGCGGCAATAGATACCGTGGTCGTTGGTTGCTTGATTACTACGATCGGATCGGTCATCGAGTCACCTGTGGGCTAACTGTCGCTGTGCCTTGAACAAGACGTGTGACGATATTCGATTGCGACGTTAACTCCATGTCATAGGCATACTGACCATTAATAATGTTTCCCGTCTGAGTAGCCGTCGCGTGAACCGTAATCTTTCCTAACGCGCCGTCGATTGTAATTCCGTTTCCATTCGTCAACGATAAAACAGTCGTCTTGGCTAATGGTGACGTGCGGATCTGTAAAGCCGCAGAATAACCCGTGATATTAATTGGCGTACCGCTTGGATCTTTCCATTCGAATACAAGTTCCCAGTCTGCCCCTTGCTCGATCAATGCGTTATAGGTGACTGCTGGCATTTAGGTACTCCGTTGTTCTTGTAATTGACCGAACGTTTTGTCGCCTTGTTTTTTCTTAAAGTGTGGGATGTTATTTACGACTATTCCGACCCGCGTGGTTGGCAATAGAAACGCTAATAAATCCGAATTTTCTTGATCTGAATAACCCGCTTCGATTAGCGCATCCATAGACGGAAAAACTTCTGCGTGACGATCTACGTCTTTATCGATCAGGTGATCTTGTCTGCCACCCATAGAAAAGATAATTTTGAAATTTGGCATTGGTTCATAACGCTTACACATTTCGACTTCTTTTGTATAAGCATAAAACATGACGTCCGATACTTGATCCGCAATATAACGCCACGCCTTAAAATAATCCTCGCTAAAGAAATCCCCTGAATCGTGTATGCGTACCGCTTTACCGCCGTTATCTAGCCACCCTTGAGACGCTCTGTCATTAGGTACGACGTCAAGGTTACGAGCAATACCTGTCGGGCGATATTTCTTTTTAGACAATTCAGCCAACATGTCTTGTGTCCATTGATCCGGATCATCAAGATACCGTTCAAGGTTACGCACGTGAGCCGCTTTAACGTTACTGAATAGATACGTACCGTTTCGCGCATAACATAACTGTGCGCACGATCCCGCATTAGGGCAAGTCTTAAAATTAGATCCGTTGGTCAATTTAACCGCTAAGGCTGGAATAGACCACGTGTGTATTCCGTCTGCCCGTAATTCTGAATTGCCCGACGTAAGCATTATGCCCCCATAGCCGACCCGCAACGTAAGCAGATCTTCGATCCTTTTTTCTGTGGAAATCTACATTTAGGACAATAGTCCGCGAGAGAGGCAAGCCCCATGATCCCCCGAGAATTTGAGATTAGATCTGAGATAGCCCATACAAGCGCATCCATGCGATCCGGAGATTCATTAAGATCCGGTACCCATTGGCACATTTCGTCTTCTAATTGAGGGAATCCGCCTACATGGTGAACACGATTCTGCTCGTATAACGCCGAGACTGGTTCCGCACGTACGCGCTTACCACGTGACGCCGTAACCTTTGTAACGGGGATGTTTGGCGCAACGCTTCGAAGCAATAACTCCACAAGATCGCCACCGTTATTGGTTTCGGCGATAACTCGATCCGCTTGGTATTCCTCGAACGCGTTAACCGCAACCTGCGCCCATTTTTCCGGAGTGGTCTTGATAGTTCGATCAGACAGTACGTAAAATTGATTGTCGGGGCTCATGCCCGCAACGACGATGCCTGTACTGTCTGAATTCTCGCCCGATGTAACCGCCGGATCTACACCTACCACGATACGGATCAGAGGCGGTAAATCTTCTTCCCGGATCCTTGATCTCTCGATCATGTCCCGAGTCCATAACGCACCCTCTACGTCGTCGAGGACTTCACCGAATAGTTCCTGTCGACCCAATCTTGTACCCGCATAACGGATCTGTAATTCCGCAAGCGCGCTAGGCGCGAGGTTATCTTGATTCTCGAACGTAGACCCGCGAGTGACATAAGTGTTATCGCGACCTAATAAAGATTTAATCAAGGGTAACGGTTTAGGTGTGGTCGTAATGACCGTTTTAGGAAATTTACCGAGACGCAGACCGAACTGTAACTGATCCCACGCATCCGCTTTGCCCCATGCCGCTAATTCGTCGCACCATGCCCCATGATGTTGAGGTCCACGTAGACGATCCGGTTCTTCCGCCGAATATCCTTTAATCCTTGATCCATTAGGCAGGATGTACGAATAATTAGATCGGTTATACGATTTTTCTTCGTAGATCCCGTAACGCTTGAGAATATTAATTACGCCGGATTCACCCTCGAAGCAGGTATCCCTAATGTCAGCGTGAGTCCTCGCTATGATCGCCCAGCGCGTTTTCCTCTTGTTGAGGGCTTCGTTCACTATCCATTCCGCCCCGCATCTCGTCTTGCCCCATCCTCGACCCGACAGAATCAGCCAATTCTGCCAATCCGTCTCCGGTGGAATCTGATTCGGTCGCGCTGTCGCTACCCATGACATACGAGCCGCCGCTTGAATGTCCGCTTTCGTGATCTTCGCGGGCTTGCGCGATAAGGTAGGCGAAACGCTTAACTTGCTCATCTAATTCACCGTCCCCGTCTAGGTTAATTCCTATCGAAACCGATTTATCCGGCGCATCTAAACCGAACAGTTTCGCTTGCCTTTCCAACAATTTTACTGCCGCCATTACCGCCGGGATTTCCCCGCGTAACGCTTTTGTCCATACTCCCGCTAATAAACGCTCGATCCGTGTTTCTTGTAATTCGTACTGACTCTCTACCGGGACGGATTTATATTTTTCCATGTACCGGTTATAAGCATGCCACGCGCCGGACGCATTAGCGTAACCGACTTCTTTCGCTATAACGTCGAACGTGACACCCATTTGCTTCAACTCAACGACCTTGCGCTCTTTACGTTCAAGATCAGTTAATGCTAATTCCGCCGGATTTTTAATAACCTCTGCGGGGATTTTATCATTTTCCATTAAACACCCGGGATTGGCGGATAGATTCTAGGGTTAATTGTCTTCTCCATACGTAGCCGGACAATATCCTTGCCCCATTTCTTTTGAAGCAAATTATTTTGTCGGACTTCTTCGGCATAGTTGCGGAACGAGACTTGACCGCCTTCGTTATTAATGTGATCCGCCTTGTAATAATGCGAATTAAACCGTAAGACTTTATGGTAACGGTGTAAGTGCTGAAGGTATAAATCAAAATCTTCTTTTAGCCATAGACGCGCATCAAATCGAATTCCCTCGCTTGCAAGGTGAACCGCGAAAGGTCCGAGAATTGGCGCAGATAAAGCGAATGGCGTGTATTCGCGATAAAACCTAGGATCGAATGAGACGTTTAATCCCCATAAGCCCGTGCCTAGATCTTCCGCCATAAGGCAACCATGATCCAAGAATTCTAAGAATTGATCCTGATCGTAAGCAATCCAATTATTATCGCCTGTCGCCTTACCGAATCGACCGACTTCCGAAATATCGTCATCCATAAGGCAGACCCATTCACCGGGTCCCGCTTCGTCTAATACGTAATTGCGCGTCTTAGGGATATTACCTTTGACGCTTTCCGGCAATTTCAAAATGTTCCCGCCGTTTTTTTCGACGTACTCATCATATTGCGATTCAACGACTGCTAACACTATGTCGGGAAACCAATCGCGGGTTTTTACGCGACCCGCGCGCCCGTAACTAATACTCGCTGATAACATTGTTTAGCCTATTAAGAATTGGCTGACCCGGAATTACTCGACCGATTCCCATACGTTGAAACCCGGGGCGAGAATCCCACGCTTGAACCGTCTTTAATCCGAACGTAGTTTGTGCCGCTTGCCAATCTAACGCGTTATCAAATACCAACACAAGGTAATTGTTCTCCTCGCGCAACGCTAACGAGAATTCAATTTCCGGACGTTCGGTTGTTTCTACGCCAGCAAGTTTGTCTAATTCTTTTAGATCATCCTCGGTATATCCCGTACCCTTGAAATCTGTTACTGACTCTAATAACAATTTCAAAATGTCGTCATTATATTCGCCAAGATCGCTGGCTCTATTATCTGCTAAAACTATGCGTAAACCTTGATCGTAATCACAGTCAATAAATACTGCGTAGATTCGTTCCCAACCTAATTGTTTTGCCGCGCGCAGAATGTGATTACCTGCTAAAACATAATTAGTAGATTTTTGAACAACAATCGGTTTATATTGAGTATTTGTTTTTAATGATTCAACAAGCATCGCAATATTTCCGCGACGCGCATTGTTCGGGTATTCCTGTAACTTATCTACTTCTGCCCATATTACTTCCATGTCGCCCCCTAAGTGGAACCCACTCTAGTGAGAGTGGCTCGATGGGGTTAGCCTACAATAATTACACAGGGGACGCTATGTAATTAAGGTTCTTCGAACTAGAGTGGGACGCTCGTATGTCGAGAAGATCGTCAATCGATCCAAGGATCAGTAATCGACGTCTCGGGTTCAATTTAGGATCTTTGAGCAATTCGCTCATGTGTCCTAACATCAAATCGAGTTCTGATAAATTCGGCTCTTGCTCTTCCATACGGCTCCCATCTTAGAGCCTTCACAAGTAGACGATTCCTATCTTAAATAATTATGGCGCATTTTCGTCAAGTTCGCAAGCGGGGTTTTGGTTTATGCCGCTTGTCGTATGACCTTTGTAACTGATCTATGTTAAAGACGTTACCCCGGTATTTATCTTCCCGCGCCCAGCGTTGAATGGTTTTCGGAGACACTTTGAATAGGCGAGCCGCTTGACTCAACGTAATAGTTGTTCTTGCTTTGCTCAATTATTTGCCCCAATAGTCGCCATTTCCTTGATTCCCATACCGTAGCACATAACGGGCACCGAATATCCCCTAGGGTTTCCATCACTTTAGGGCTAATCCTGAGAATCGCCCCGCATGTATTACCCTCGTCATCTAATGCCGGACAAGTACCGATTGTAATATCTTCCGACTTGTTTCCTAACGCATTTTGAATCTCGCGAGACAGACCCACAAGATCGACCAATAAATCAGATCCGGACTCGTAGTTCTTTTCAATCCATTCCCATTGGCTAGATAAATAGGTTACGGATTTTTCGATTTTCTGATACTCGTTACCCGCAAAAGTTATGGTCGAATGACGTAATTCGACCCGGATTGAGGATTCGTGTTTGTATAGCACTTGAGTTATACCGCCTGTCCGTAGATGTAACACGTCTAACCGAGCCGGAATCGGTGGAGTCCGGGTTCCTTGTACCTTTTCTCCGTAACCTTTACTCGGGATTAGTACCGATTCCAGCGCGGTGTATTCACTTGGCAGATCTTTGAGAATTGCTAGTCCGCGCGTCCAGCATCCAGCACAAGTAGTGACGGATGATTTACGACCACAGACATAGCATCTCATTCGGATTTTTTACGTCGATTTGCTCGTTTTTCTTGATACGCCAAAACAGAAGCACGATCGTAGTAAACCTTACGCCCTTCACGCTTGACCCATTTAATCGATCCCCGGTATTGAATCTGATGTAAATTATTATGGTTGATGCCAAGCAATTCGCAGACTTCCTTGCTTGATAAGTGATCGTTATTTTCTACCATGTATCGCCCCATCCATTTGAATCAGTCGGTGTGAAACCTTTTGGCCCTGATGTTTCTTCGTAAGTTTTCATTCGCGGTTTATTGGACGGAATAATACCCACGGTCGGATTACGAATATCAAGACTTTGTTTTTCTACACCATCTTTTGTTTTGTAAGTAGAAATTTTCAAGGTTCCCGTAACCGTTACGCGATCACCTTTTTTGTAAGCATCTTGTGCGCCCATCGCGTTTTTGCCCGTAATGCTTACTCTGAACCATACGGTTTCACCGTCTACCCATCCATCTTGTTTCTTTTCGCGCGGTGTGTAAGCCAATGGAAACGAAACGACAGAAAACTCTGTGAACTCTTTTAATTCCGCATCTTTTCCAATAATGCCTGTTACGTTAATAAGTGCCATTCCTACTCGATTCTTGTATAAGTGCCGTTGTCGTCGAATCTTACTATACTGCCATCCGGAAGCGTTATTGGGTAATCGGCTGGATCCGCCCACGACGGCACCATCC